TTTGAAAATCAACCTCAAGGCCGAGGCCAATTTCTGCCGCTGGTGCGTCCATGCGGCCTGGTCAGTACAGTCACCTGAGCATATGTGGTGCGGCGCATGGGTGCGATTCGTCCCCAGGAATGCGACCTGCGAGCATTACATGCGCGAACCAGGGGCGGACGATGAGTAAAGTCCTGATCCTGAATTCTGATGTGGCCCGACAGGCTGCTTGCCGGTATGTCATGGCAGCCCCGAATGGCTACGCGGTCAAGATTTCCGAGCGCACCCGCTCGCTCGACCAAAACGCGGCGCAATGGCCGATCCTCGATGCATTCGCGGAGCAACTGCAGTGGCCCGTCAATGGCGCCATGCAGACGATCACGGCAGAGGATTGGAAGGACATTTTGACCTGTGCCTGGCGCAACGAAGTTCCTCGCGTGGCGATGGGCCTTTCCGGCGGGATGGTGCTGCTTGGTCAGCGCACGAGCCGCTTCAAGCGGGGCGAATTTTCGGAATGGCTGGATTGGCTGAACGCCATGGCGGTTGAGAAAGGGGTTCAACTGTGATCGAGAAATCGATTCGATGGAGAAACGTCCCGTACATGGCCTGGGTCAAGTCGCTGCCGTGCGCAATGTGCGGCTGCCCATCAGATGACGCGCACCATATCAAGGGCGTCGGGCATATGAGCGGAGCAGGGACGAAAGCTCCGGACTGGGCAACGATGCCGCTGTGTCGAATCCACCACGACGAGATGCACCGCAATCCTGAAATGTGGCCGATGCAATGGGAAATGATCTCCAGGACCATTGGCGCGGCTATCGAGTCTGGGATGCTGGGGTTCAGAGGATGAGCGGAAAACTCTCGCGCAACAAGGGCGCCCGCGGCCAAAGCGAGTTCAAGGCCATGCTATTGGATCGGGATTGGACTGTCGACACGCTCACCGCGGGGATCAAATCCGCCGACCTGATCGCGAAAGACCCGCAAGGGATGGAATGGTGCATAGAGGTCAAGAACTGCGCCGGAATTCTCCCCGCTCATCGCAAGCAGGCCATGGAGCAGGGAGATAAGCGACGGCTGCCATGGATGCTGGCGAGCAAGATCGCCGGGTCGTCGTCATGGCTGGTTCAGCGGCGAGGAGTGCAGCCAGTCGTCTGGACAACAAAGGGGGCGGAAAGCTCATGAGCAAGAGAGGCCGCCCCGCGACAATCGGGAAGCTGGTACTGCAAAAGGCCGCGTTTTATCGGACTGTTGCGGAACTCGCGAGGGAAACAGGCGCGCAACCTGGAACCGTTAGAGATGTCCTCAGAAGGGCGGCAGATCGAGGCGACATCAGGCTTCGGCGGTTTTTCAGCGGAAAATGTTTCCAGACAATTTTGGTTGAGAAGTAACGCGAAAGCGAAAGCACAAAGAGTGCCAGTTTATGCGCGATGGCAAATTGGATCGATTGTCGATTGAGTTATTGGGCGGCTCGCAAGGGCTTAACAGCGCATTCGCTTCGACGCAGCGCAACGCTGACGTAACCGGCCTTGCGCCTGAAGCACGGAATGATTTGAAAGGAGGTCGCCATGAAGACCAGAACTAGCGGACAAGGACGAAAGAAGGGGGCGATCAACAAGGTGACGCGGGAGGTTCGCGAAGTCGTTGCCCGCGTCGCAGAATCGACGGCTCCAGAGATTGAGCAATGGCTGCGTGACGTCGCGAATGACGACCCGGGCCGGGCGCTTGATCTCTGGCTGAAGATGATTGAGTACCACATCCCGAAGCTGGCGCGGACCGAAATGACCGGAGAAGGGGGCGGCGCGGTCAAGTATGAGCATGACGTGTTGGTCCGTCCGGTCATGAGCCGCGAGGAGTGGCTGAAGAATCACGGGATCGTCTAATGTGGGACCCACAACCAGGGGCGCAGACATCGTTTCTGCTGGCCGATTGGTGCGATGAAATATTCTTCGGCGGCGAGCGCGGCGGAGGGAAGTCCGATGCGCAATGCGGCTACCAGGAAGACGGCGCCCTGCGTTATCGGGACAAATGGCGCGGGATCATGTTCCGGAAAACCTATCCGGAGTTGGAGGAATTGCAGGCCAGAGCATCGGAGATTTTTCCGGGGGAAGGTGCTGTATATAAATCGCAATCTTCGGCCGAGCATCCATTCTCGAATTGCTGGTATTGGCCTAGTGGCGCTACGGTCAAGATGCGATACATCGAGACGGAGAAGGATTATGGCCGATACCACGGGCACCAATACACCGGGATCAGCTTTGACGAAGTGACCGAGTACCACACGCCTAGCGGCTTGCTCAAGATGCTTTCGACGCTGCGGAGTGCGTTCGGAGTGCCTTGCACCATGCGGGCAACGGGGAACCCCGGCGGAGTTGGGCATGGATGGGTCAAACAGCGGTATATCGAAAACGTTCCTCCGTATCATCCGTTCAAAGACCCTGATACGGGGTTCATTCGGATGTTCATTCCGAGCAGGACGTCCGACAATCAAATCCTGTTGCGGGCCGATCCACACTACCAGCAGCGCATCAGAGCAGCGACCGGCGGCAATGAAGTGCTGCGCAAGGCATGGCTCGAAGGGGATTGGAATATCGTTGCGGGGGCGTTTTTCAGCGAGTGGAACTCCTCCAGGCACGTTATCAAGCCATTCTCGATCCCGATACATTGGACGCGTTACCGCGCATTCGATTGGGGTTCTGCGAAGCCCTTCGCCTGCTATTGGATTGCAGTATCGGATGGATCAATGCCGGCATTCCCCCGTGGGGCGCTGATCGTCTATCGCGAGTATTACGGGATGCAATCAGGGCATCCAAATGTTGGACTCAAGATGACCGCTGACGCCGTGGCTCGTGAAATCATCCGCATGGATGGAAAGGAAACCACGCACGATACTGGATGGGGCGTGGCGGACCCTGCGATATTCACGGAGGACGGAGGGCCATCAATTGCCGAGATGATGCGGCGCGAAGGTCTTCGTTGGCGGCGTGCAGACAATAAGCGCCGTCCCGGATGGGAACAGATGCGAATCAGGCTTAGTTGCGACGATGACGGGCTTCCGCTCCTGGTGATCTTCGATACGTGCGTGCATCTCATCCGCACGCTGCCGACGCTGCAGCATGATGACCATAATCCAGAGGACATCGACACCGACCAGGAAGACCACGCCGGGGATGCGCTGCGCTATGGCGTCATGGCGCGGCCCATCATTCGCAGCGAACGCCCCAAGGAAGACGGCCCGCGGCCCGGAACTGCTGAACATATGATGATGATTACTGACGCGCCGAAGGAAATCAGCAAATACAGGTCAATTCGACGTAAATAGTATTTCTGACGATGATTTGACCTGGGTTATAACCTGGGAATTGCATCATGGATTGCCGCCATGAATGAGATTTCCCGCGTTTGCCAAGGGCTTTCAGTCTCTCGCCCCTCGCTCGATCATCAGCAACTCTTGGCTTTGATCGACCCATCCCCCGAATTTGAAGCGCATATTCCGGCAGAGACTGGCAAAGATGCCTGGATTTACACGGTCAATGGGAAAACCCTGGAAGGGGAATGCATCGTCGTTCGTGCGACCTGGCCGTGGCAGGCGGAAACCCTGGCGCAAGAAGGGCTTGCCGATACCATCGCCGCGCTGCGGAAGCTAGACCAGGCAACGGGATTGTCAGTCAGTGCGGAGGCCAAGCCGTATGGAGCGCACTGACGAGCAGAAAGCCGAGTCCATCCCCCTTGCGGCGCAGTGGGGGAAGCGCCTAGACCGCGCTCTGAAAGAGCAGCGCGAGGCGAAAAAAGAAGAAAAATACAAAAAATATCGGAAGTATGTTCGCGGCGATGTGTGCGACGATGGAGCGGGCGGGCTGGTTCGCACCAACATTGTTCACTCCAATTTTTCGGCAATCATCCCGCAGATTTACGCCAAGAATCCTGAAATCGCGGTCACGCCAAGCGAATCGGCTACAGACGAGGCTTACCCATGGGTGGGCGAGTTCTGCAAGACCATGCAGGCGGTTCTCAATCGGAAGTTCATCCGAGATGCACGGCTCAAGAAGCGGGCCAAAGCATCGATCCGCGCCGCCATGACGGTCGAAATCGGCTGGGCAAAGGTCACCTGGCAGAAAGACATCAGCCGCGATCCGTTGATTGAATCGCGCATTGCTGACGTCCAGGACAATTTGCAGCGCATCCAATACCTTCGCGACGAATTGGCAGAGGGGGACGGGGCGAAGGCCGATCTTGACGCCAAGGAAGGCGAGCTTAAGCAGCAAATCGCCGCTTTGAATGCCAATGTGGAAGTCACCCGGTTTTCCGGGATCGTGGTCGATCGCGTCTTAACCGAGGATATTTTCATCCTCGATGAAACCATGTACGAGTTTGACGGCTACGAGAACGCCGGGGCTATCGCACATCGTGTGTGGATGACGACAGAGCAATACGAACAGCAATTCGGCAAGGAGCCGCCCAAAACGGCAACGCGGTTCGGGCAGGACAAGAAGACTCAAGGCAGCAATAACAATGATGCGCCGCTTCTGGTGGCAGTTTTTGAAACCTGGGACCGCGCAAGCAATACGATTTACACCCTGTGCGCTGGGGCGGATCAATGGGCTCGCGAACCATACCAGCCGACACTATCAGGCAAAAGGTTCTATCCCTTCTTTGGCCTCGCCTTCAATCCGATTGACGGAAGCGTTGTGCCGATTTCCGATGCTGCGCTCCTGATCGAACTGCAGGACGAATACAACACCACGCGGACCAATTTTTCTGAGCATCGGAAAGAAAACCTCCCTGTTCGAGTGTTCAGAAATTCCGGCGACTTGTCGGACGCGGATGTTCGGAACCTCAAGAACCGCGCATCGAATGAGTGGATCGGCATTGGCGGCGACCCCAACAAGCCGATCACGAATGATGTTGCGGTGTTGCCGAATCCGCCCGTTGATCCCATGACTTATGATGTTGCCCCGATTCTGCGGGATGCAGAATTGGTGCTTGGCGCTGGCGACGCATCGAAGGGGACGATCAACAAGGCGAAAACGGCGACCGAGGCCGAGATCATGGCGCAAGGCTTGCAAACGCGCATGGTCGAGCGTCAAGACGTCGTGGAGGATTGGATCTCCGAGATGGCGCAATACGCGGCGGAGTTGTGCTTGCAGGAAATGACCCTGGAAGACGTCCAGCGCATTGCCGGCAAAGGCGCGGTGTGGCCGCAGATGACCAAGGATCAAGTCTTTGACTTGGTGCAGATCGAGATTCGCGCCGGATCGACGGGCAAGCCAAACCGCGCCAAGGAGCGTGAACAATGGGTGCAAATGCTGCCGCAGATCAAGGAGGCGGTGACCCAGGTTGCGCAACTCAGGGCGGCCGGCCAAGACGATATGGCGACCACCATCATAAAACTGATGGAGGAGACGTTGCGCCGATTTGATGAGCGGTTGGATATTGAGTCCTTCATACCGCCCGCCAAAGCCCATGAGCCCGATGGACAACAGCCGCCGCAGATTCCCCCGGAAGTACAGCAGGCATTGCAACAAATTCCGGCCATGCAGGATGCGCTCCAGCAACTCCAAGCGGCCAATCAGCAATTGCAGGCGCAGCTTGCCGACAAGTCCCAGACCATGGGCTTGGAGCGTGACAAGTTTGAATATCAGAAGACCGCGGACCTTGCTGACAACGAGGCCAGGATTGCGGAGGCGCAGATCAGGGCGGATGCAGATGCAGCGGCAAAGATTGAGATTGAACGCATCCGGGCCACCAGCAAGGGTGAAGAGATCGCCAGCCGCGAGCGGGTCGAGATCGAGAAGGCACGGATGGCCCAGGAACAAGCCGCGATGCAGCAGCCCGTAGCGCAGGGCGCAGAGCCCCAGGTTATCGAAGCCGTTTGCCAGATGCACGAAGCCTTGTGCGCCATGAGCAAGCAATTTGCTGACCAGATGGCGGCGCTACAAGCGCACCTGACGGCGCCAAAGCGCGTGATCCGCGACCCGCAGACGGGCGAAATGATTGGGGTAGAGACTGTTCCCCATACCTTGAACTAGGAGTAAGCGATGGCGAAATGGGCACATGCGGACGTACTTGATAATGGGATCAACCATATCAAGAACAATGCCACCAAGATGATGGTCATCTCGGCATATACGGCCGGGGACAGCTACGCAACCGTGACGGGCAACAAATGCGCCGAGGTCACGATGACCGGGACCGACTACACCGTCAGTTCATCCGGGAACAATCGGCAGGTGCAGTCGGCAGCGGGGAAATCTGCTACTGCAACGGCCAACTCTGGCGCGACTCCGAATCTTCATATCGCCTTCACTGATGGAAGTGCAAAGGTGCTGTGGGTGACTGACGAAACATCGGATCAGGTCATCACATCAGGAAACACGGTCAATTTCCCGCAACTGACCTACACATCAAACCAGCCGACGTAATGCCATCTATTGCTGATCGTGTCTGGGAAACGAATTCCGCGACCGGGACGAGTGATTTTGTCCTGACGGGCGCGAAAACGGGTTATCAGACGTTTGCCGCTGGTTGTGGATCGGCTGCTGTGATCGTCCCGTACTGTGCCGTTTCAGGTTCGGAATGGGAATGTGGATACGGAACGTTCAACGGGACGACCGGCATTACCCGAGACAAAATTGAATCGTCATCGAATTCCAACGCGGAAGTCTCGTTTTCAAGTGCGCCGGATGTGTTTCTGACCCTCATTGCCGACCTTTCCCAGAACGCACGACTTGGGCGTCAATTGGCTCGACAATTTTTCCCTTCATGGTGACATATGGCAGCGAACCAAGATCCAATCTTTTGCGGAACCCCTGACATTCAATCGGGTGGCGGCGCTGTCATTGGCCCAACGGCAAACACCAATCAAGACGGCACCGGAACGGTTTATTCCGTATGGCAAGCCGATGCCACAAATGGCGGCTTCTGTCAGAAACTCATGGCGAAATCTGTTGGTACCCCTGCGGCGACAGCTTTCCGTGTGTACATCTCCAGTATTACGGGGACATTTACCGGCAACACGGCGGCGAATACGTGGCTTATCAAGGAAATGTCACTTCCGACAATCACGTTGTCGCAGACAGCCGGATCGCTGGATGTTGAAATCCCGATCAATCTTCCCATCCCTGCGGGTTATCGCGTGTGCTGCTCGTTCGGCACTTCTACCGGCGCCGCTGGAACGGGATGGATGGTGACGGGCGTCGGCGGGAAATACTAATGCCAGCAATCAATATGTTCGGGTTCCCCAGGCTTGAGTCTGGGGAAGTTCAGATTGTTACGGCGGACTCTGCCGGAACTGCCCAGCAATTGAAAAGTGTGAATAAGCCGCGTGGTGCTTCCATGTGCCTGATGTTCCTACTTGCCGGAGGTGGTTCTGGCGCGTCCCCTAATCCTGGAGCAGCAGTTTCGGGCGGTGGTGGAGGCGGGGCAGGCGGCGCAACACTGGCGTTGTTCCCAGCAATTCTGCTCCCGGATGTGCTGTGGGTGAACGTAGGTCGTGGTGGCGCTCGCGTCACGACATCAAATACAGCCGGTTCCGCTGGGCAGCCGACATTCGTCTATGCGGACGCTAGCAACGCAACAAACAACACAATCATGGGAACGGGGGCTACTGGAGGCGGTGGAGGAGCTGTTGCCGGAACTGCTGGCGCTGCCGGAAGTACTGGTGCAGCGATCAATCAGGGCGGACATGGGCTTGCGTTGTCTACTTACATCGGCGGAGTAGCCGGTGCTGCCGGTGCTGCCGGGGCGGGTGGCGCTATTACATGGAACGGTGGTACGCGAACCTGGAGCGGCGGTGGAGGCGGGGCAGGCTCAAGCGGCGGTGCTGGCGGTAACGTTACGG